GTTTCCAGCTTTACATACAAACATAAAGCCAATCTTATCTTCTTCTATTTTGACAATATTCGGATCCACTATCCTTTTATGAAATTCTTAACCGAGCTTCGAGGACCGTTGGGAATAAAATATTTTTTATTTTCATCCCAAGATTCATTCGACATGATTTCTATTTCTCCGCCAGTTTTATGGCTATACACCATACGTCCTTTTATTTTCGGCTGATCGTGATCAGGAAGAGAAAAGGCACAGGACTTACAGAGTTTTAAACCAAACTCAAGCCTGACCTTTTCAATAGGACTACCACATCCACAAATCATTTTCCTTCTTCTTTTACTTCTTTCACTACTCCACCAATGTGTTTAGCACACGCCTTTGCATCTGATGATAACAAATATGACTGGTGGTATTTTCCGTCTTTATCAAAGACGCGATAACGTACTAGCTTTGTGTTTTTCATAGTAATTAAAATTTAAAATTCTTCTGTTCAACAAAATCAAATACAATTTGATCTTCATCTAAAAGGCTTTCTTTTAAGGAATTTAGATCGTCAATAAGTTTACAAAGATTTTCTAGAGACCCTGCATCATCTGAAGGATAAATGTTTGCATGAACCAATGCGTATATCTCTTGGGCTGTTTTAATCGACTTAATATAATCATTTGTTGTCATGAGAGTATTCTACAATATTTTTCACCGATTGTAAATATTTTTTTAATTAAAAATGCTACCTTTTTCATTGTGCGATATGATCATAAATTTCTTTCCAATTATTAACTCTAATAACATTATCATGCAAAACACCTATTTCATTGTATGGATGGTTTATCAAAAACGTCCTTAGGCCCATTTTTGCTCCTAGATTTGCATTTTCTAATTTATCTTCAACCCACACAAAATCACTATCTCTGTATCTTTCAAGTGTTTCTTTTTTATTACCGCCACATGGTAAGCACACTATTCTTTCAAACGCAGTTTTTCCAAAAACCCTTTTAAGATTTTTTTCTCTTAATAAGACACTATATGGATCAGTTCCAATTGACGTGATACAATGAAATACAGCACCGTGTTCTTCATGCAGTTTTTTAACATATTTGATTGCGTCTCGCATTGGAGGTAAATATCCACAAGCTGCAGATTCACAAAATTGTTTAGTTAAATCATATGCTTTTTCTTGGCTTATTCCGTACGTTTCAGAAATATAATACGAAACCTTTTGTGGTTTATATCCTTTACGCTTCATCCACCATTCAAACGAGTGCTGCCACGAAAGAAGCACCCCATCGCAATCTGTTAAAATAATCATAATAATTTACCAATTGTAATAATAGTCAATTTCATTTCTTAATGCATTTTCCCAATTTTCTCTTTTCTGAATAAAAACAATAGGATTTGGATTATTATCAACAACCATTATTGTTACGAGTTGTTTAATATCAATTCCCGTTTGTTCTTTAAACATAATTGAGTATGCACATTCTTGCATAAAATATGATTTAATGTCTTCTTCCTTTTTAACTCTACTTGATGTTTTAAAGTCTATGATTGAAGGTACACCATTATATTCTCCAATGCAATCAACTCGGCCAGCAACCTTTAGATCATCTGAATAGAGAGTACATTCTTGCATATAGATTTTACCTACATTTTCATCAATTACTTTTTTAAGTACTTTCCACCCATATTGGACATGAGGCATTTTTTCATTATTTTCGACAATATATGGCCTTTCGTTATTAATGTATTTTTCTGCAATGTTATGCACTGCAGTTCCACGAGTAGTTGCATGTCGAGTAATTCTATTTGCTTCTTCTGCACCAATAGATTTTCTCCATTCTGCCCATTTCCACCTATCTCTATATCCTAAAACTGTAGTAATAGACGGATATTTTTCTCCTGATGGTGTTGTATATGTTCTACCTGACTTTTTTGTATCAGCAAAAAGATCATCGTATTTTAATTTAACATCAATATGCTCAAATATTTTTTCCATTATAAAATAGGGTTAATTAGATTATCTGCAATCATTTTTTCTTTCTTCATAAGATATTCGCGTACCATCCCAGATCGAACACAATCTTCCCAAGTAAATTCTACCTTTTTAAAATATTGAAGTGTTTCAAGAATTTTTATGAATTCACCAATTCCTTGTTTATCACGTTTATTTGTAAAATCAGATTGAAAGTAATCACCAGAAAAAATAACTCTTGATCCTTTACCAACACGTGTTATGATTGAATCTAGTTCGTGAAAATTACAGTTTTGAAATTCATCAACAACAATGATCGCGTCCCTCAATGTAATTCCTCGGATGAATGATGTTGTTAAAAATTCGATTGTTCCGCTCTTAATAAAATACGCGAACAACGATGGGTTATTATTAAAAATCTCACTTATCACACCAATATATGGTGATAGGTATGCAGCTTCTTTTTCCTCCTGTGTTCCTGGTAAGAACCCGATATCTCGAGTGGGAACTACAGATCTGACAATCACCAATCTTTTTTTGCGATTCTTAATAAGTTCTTGAATAGCTAAGTATAGTGCTATAAACGTCTTACCAGATCCAGCTGCTCCTGAAAGAATTAAGTTATTTCCGTTTTCCCAATTGTCATAAGCCTCAACCTGTGAATTGGTAATTGGTTGAATATTCTTTATATTGTTTGAATATTCAGAAAGAGGATCAATTTTTGGAACTATAACTTCCTGTTTTTTTGCTTGTTTTCTCGGCACGTATTATTTCAGTTTAATTTTCTTAAAGATGTTTTCAGTAATGAAATCATCCTTAGTTGCTTCTCTAACAACTTCTACAGATTCCCAAGAATGGCTGCTATAAATGGTAATTGATTTTTTGACTTTATTATCATCAATGAAATAATCTCGATCCCAATTAAGCACTTTTTCTAAGTAATTAAACGCGATATTTTTCTGATTAAATTCGTCAATTTCAACTTCAACTTTTGATTTATGCGGTACTTCTATTTTCATTAATAATGTTCAATTGTGTTTTCTTTTCCTGATGCTTTTTTGATGCCTTTTAAAACATCATTCCACCCAGATCCTGCTCTTCGGATAGGAGAAATAGCTCCATCGAAATTTAAAGCTGGAGCCGTAATTCCCATTTTAACAATTCCTCCTTTACCGCAAGGACATTCTTTTCCTACAGGCAGATTTCGATCTTTCATAGGGTGAGATTCTTCCCACCTTTCGTTGCATTTATCGCAGCAATATTCGTATGTCATAGTTTTTTAAACCAGTTTGGTGTTTCACGTTTTGTCCATACCATGGAAAAACGTTCTTGTTTTGTTTGATAGAATTTTTGATATGAACCAATAGGATCTCTATGATTCATACACTCTGGATTAGATTTCATTGCTAAAGGCCATGGATTCCATGGTGCTTTTGGAATGTTTTTTGGTTTTTCTTTTAAAACATTAAGAAGCTTAGTTTCAGTCGAATGAACCTTTCCATATCTATATGTATACTCTTTACAAAGAAATTCGAAAAGGAGATAATGCCAAAAATAATGGCGATCAGATTCCATAGTCCACACAGTACATGGATGGCCAGTATGAACAGCTTTGTATAAGACATCTTCACGGGAATCTTCTAGTTCCCAATACCGAGACATTGTTTTACCTGTTGATGATGGTCTACGGGTTTCATTTCCATCGAGCATACGATGGGCAGTAGATAACATTTGTCCTGATTCGATAATCATCTTTACAACATGCTTATCGCAATGCCATTCGGCAGCCTCTTGAGGATCTGGTGATAGTGCAAATATGTTCATTAGGGATATATACTACCCTATTTTTAGCCGATTGTACACTATAAAATTTCAGGAAAGCAAGCTTCCACTAAACTTTTTGTGATTTTAGAGTATTTTTTCATATGAAGAGTCGTGATTGTGCCGTCTTTTGCTGCACAAAGAATATTTGCATCCTCTTCACTAATCTGTTCAAGAATTCCGATAAAGATTTTTTCTTTACGCATTCTAGAAACGTTTGATTCTTTTACACAATAGCCGATTGGTTTAAAGGCATTTGAAAGTGAAGTGGGCTCTCTTCCTTCCGGACAAGCTTCAAATGGAGGCCTTCCGGAAGGAAGATCCAATTGAATTTTATCATTGTAGCAAAGCTGCAAAACAGTCTTAACTTGCTTAAATGAGTTTTCTTTTAAATAAGAAATACGATCTTCTCTATTTTCGAGTTTACACACTTCCTCGAATATTTCATGTATGTATTTTTGCATAATATTTTAACCTTTTGGGAAAAAGTCTGTCACTGAATTAATTAACATGCTGCAACGTTTTTCAATGAGATAAGGCAGAACATTTCCCCTATCTTTATTTGTCTGTAAATTATATTTATCAGAAATATTTTCTTTAATATCTTGTGGAATACAATCTAAATCAATAACCTTTTTATTACGGCAATAATTGCGATATGTTTCATGACCCATCATTTCTAGCAATTCACCTTCATCTTTAGCACCATACCATTCCTGGATTTTTTTAGCTCGCATTGGTTTTTGACGAATGCCTTCTGTAAAACTATCGTCAGAACTTAGGATATTTGGTACACCATCACTTGAATCGCCTCGACAAATATGGTCAAACTTATAAAAATCTGGGTCATCGACTTTTACGAAGTCCCTTTTCATAGGACTAAACTGTTTAACATTTGAATAGCGATGGAGCTGAAAGAAATCTTTATCAGAAGAAACAATCATGACTGGTTCGTTTTTTCCGAATTCTTGGGTAGATTCTACAAGCTGCGCTATAACATCATCCGCTTCAGCACGGTCTGCGATAACTACAGGGTAATGCATTTTTTCTAAAATTTCATCTCGTACTGTATTAATGAGATTAAAAAAGTGACCCCAGTCAAGAGGAGATTCTTCGCGATTTGATTTACGCTTTGCTTTGTATTGTGGAAATGCTTCTTTCCGCCAGGAAGAACTATCGCACGCAATGACCATTTCGCCATATTCATCACGAAATTTTGTGTTATACATTCTGATTCGATTAAGAATCATATGTCTGATGAGTGCTTCTTCGATTTCTTCCGGCCGGTCTTGTGAAAAAATCGACGCGATTGCAATTCCTGAGTAGTCAGCTATAATCATAGTATTTTTTGGTATGAGATTATTATACCACAAAAATTAGATATTGTAAATACTATTTTTTCTTAATTACGTGACTTCTATGGATTTTTCCTCCGATAAAAGCATTATAATATTCGTCAGGTTTAAATAGAACATCTTTATCAACCTGTTCTTTCATTTCGAAATAGTTCAACTGACCTGATGAAACACACAATCTCAATATGGTTCTTTTAAACCTCTCACCACCAAACTCTTCTACTAGAGTTTTTACCTCTTTATTTGATCCATAATAATTTTGCCAATCAGACTCTTTTACTGATCTCCTTTTATTCTTTTTTCCCTTCAAAGGAGGTTTTGTAACTTTTTTCCAAAAGTTCTTTTTACCAATGTATTTTTTATTATTATGTAAATCAGTTATTTCATAAACAAAACCATGATAGTCCTCAATCATATCAGA